CGGTGGTATTAATTCATATTTATAGTTAAAAGAAAAGAGCGAATCAAACCTTGCAAAATAGTCAGCATAAACGGGCTCATCAACATTCATAAAAGCAGTGTGGGAGATACCCTCTATCTTAGGTGTGTCTGAATACACTAGGGTTGCACCCATACTGTGTTCATCTGAATAAAAAGCTTCCAATAGAGAAACATCTCTACCATAAATTATAGGAGAAATTTTTTGACCAAAAACATCTCTTATTACATGTAAAGTAAAATTATTATTCATACCTATCAAAAACTATCATAACAGAAGAGTAATCTACACCTGGAACAACTCTTCTATCTATTGAGAAAACAAATCTTTTCATCTCTTCTGGAAAATGGCTAGCTATTTCCAAGGCCGAATCCAAACTAAGTATGTCCTCTATAACCATAATACCATTACGAGAAAGTAACGGCAAGTAATTTTCAACAAAAAATATTTGAGACTCTAAAGTATGAGGACCATCATCTATGATCACATCATACTCACGAGATAACTTTTGCACAGAGTCCTCACTGTACGCATCGAGTAACGTAAAGTTTATACCAGGTACACTTTTCTTTGGCTTAAAATAATTGTCTACACCGTATATATTTGCGCTAGTAAAATACTCTTTCCAAACAAGTAGAGATTCTCCTGCATAGGTTCCAATCTCTAATACATTTTTTGCAGTATCTTTAAGTCTTCTAAAATGGACGTCGTACACCTCATAATACGAATGTAGGTAACCCTTATCGGAGTTGTATTTTGATCCTATTTCTGTTAAATTCATACAATGTCTGGTCTTTCAACTTCAGACATTAATCTGGCACGACTCCACGCACCACAATCATTACAGTAATACTGCTGATAGCAAGCTACTTGCGTATACTTTTGTCCACGCTTTTGAAGATTAGAAGAACCACAAGTCGGACAATCGCACCCACCATCATATACGTTAAGATTAGGATGATTAGTCATCCATGGACGAAGCTTCATGTAAACATCTCTGAGAAGATCCACATCCTGCCTAGCATACTTAATCATGGTCTTCCATGATTTCATATCGCCACGCATACAGCCAGCCCATGTGTCAAAGCCTCCTGCATTTACTTTTCTACCAACACCAAGATAAGATCCCAAATGATCCAACTTATTACTATTAAACATAAAGTATCTTCTAGCTATTTTAAGGGTGTCTATCTGCTTAACTGGAGAAGTTGGACCCAACTCATGGTATACGAACCTAGCATTGGCTTTTCTCATGTCAAACCTATCACCGTTATGAGCTACTACAATATCAGCTTCATCTATAAGATCCCACATTTTTTTTACTACATGATAATCATTTTCTGGATCTTTTTTGTACGACTCAGGAAAATCTACCAATGAACAAACATGTGTCTTCTTTTCACCCTCCCAGCGATAAGACACACAAAGAATGTACCACTCTCTCTCATGGTCAATAACATTTTGCTCATACTGACCCCATACATAACTTAAATTAGGTGCAGTTTCTATATCGTAGTATAATATTTTAGCCATACTATTCCAATCTTATGTGGCGGAGAGGGTGGGATTTGAACCCACGGAGGGCTTGCACCCTCTACATCTTAGCAGGATGTCCCATTTGGCCGCTCTGGCACCTCTCCTATTTCCTACAATAGTATAGCATACTATGAGAGTGTTTTGAGTATTAGGAAAAATATTTTTTGAAGAACCTCTTCAGTGCAAGAAAAAAATACTTCAGAACCATCACCCAAACTTATCTTTACTGTGTGACCATCTATTACATCACCATCAGTTGTAATCATTGATGTTGATGGAGATATTTCTAGGTTATGAAGTGATGGCATAAAGCCATCAAAACCACTTGCATCTGTCATTACTTCTTTTTCTTTTTCCTCTTATACGTAGCAACGTTTTTAGGCTTCTGACCCTTCTTGCCTTTAGCCGGAGTGCCACTTGCTCTTTTCCTTTGAACAGCACTCTTCTTTTGTGACTTAGACATTGAATTAGCTTTTGCTACTGGCACGCACTTGGCATACCCTCCGCCCTTACCTGAAGTACCGCAGGGTTGATACTTGCCCTTCTTTTTGGGGGCACCAATGTTAACCCATTTTTGGTCAAACCACTTAGTTAAGCCTACACCTTTAGGGCCTGGCATTACTTTTTCTTCCTTGTGGCTTTCTTTTTTCCTCTCGGCTTGACAGCATCAACCGTTCTCCATCCACCACCATGACTATTATACCACTTAACAGCCCACGCATTAGCGTAAGCTGATGGGTATACAGTAAACTTAGATCTAGCCATTGATTTAGCCCTGCTCCAAAGCTTGGGATTAGTAGGTTTATTCTGTCTAGCCATTAGTCGTCGTCCTTCTTCATGCCCTTAGCACCAAAGTAGCCGCCGATAATGCCAATCACGCCACCAAGAGCTGTCTGGACAAGAGTCATTACATCTGAAGAGACCTCTACCGCTTCCCCAGTCGTCTGAGTTTCAATAGCAGCAACGGCGTAGTCACCAATAATAGCAATAAGAATAGCAATCATAACGCCTACGGCTAGGACCAGCATCGTTTTATCCTTTATGTCCTCTTTCATCAGCTAAACATTGCCCCCCAGGTCTTAGGTCCGACTACGCCGTCAGCAGTTAAACCGTTAGCGGACTGCCACGCTTTAACAGCAGCTTCTGTCTTTGGACCAAAATCTCCGTCAACATAAGCGTCAACTTTAGCCTGAATAAGCTTAACCTCATTTGCATGGTTGTGACCCAAATCAACAGGGTGACCAGGATACTTATGGGCTGGTGAATTTGATGTGTCCTGAGGTGAATCAAACATTGCAGCCCAAGTCTTAGCTCCAACTACCCCGTCAGCAGTTAAACCGTTAGCGGACTGCCACTCCTTAACAGCGGCTTCTGTCTTTGGACCAAAATCTCCGTCAACAGTTATCTTAAGCTTAGATTGAATCATTCTAACCTCATGAGCATGGCTGTGTCCGCGATCAACCGAATGACCAGGATAGTCATCAGATGTTGGATTATCTACAGCCTCAGACTTTTCTGAAGGAGCAGGAGCCTGTGATAACGAGGCAAAATCAGTACCAGCAACTAAGTCGTGCATGACTCTTTCATAGTATTCGGAATCGTCAGCATGCTCGTTTGAGATCTCGATATGGATCCAATCCCCGCCAGGCGCACCACTAAATGCTTTCTTAGAATACACTGACCAGGCATTCCTATCACACTTCCATCCACGACCCCAAGGAGCTGGATGATAATCAAATACACACTCTATGCCAAGGATGTCAGCGTTCTTGACCAAGAAGTCCATCCATATTTTGACCTTCTCGTAGTCTCCGTATCCACCATACCTTCCACCTCTCCAAGAAAGGTCAAAAGCTCTTCCTGTTCCATGTACACTGGGGTTCTTCTTACCCCTCATCGCTCTGACGCCCCATGATCCGTTATTCCACAAGCCACCACCGCTTAAATAGTTAATAAGCTTAATAAGCTTTTCAGTTCCAGATCTTTTTGCTGTGGCATTATAATCCCAGCCAGTATAAGGTCTACCCATTGTATTCTCCTATCACTTTTTCTTTTTGTTCTTAGAAATCTTACGTAGTGTTACGGCTAAATTAGCCTGACGCCTAGTTGTTGCATCATACTTGGAAGGATTTTTTCTGACAGCTGACGCAAACTGTGCCACTGTCATCTTTCTTCTTTTTGCTTTCGCAGTAAAAGCACCAGGTCTTTTAATGGCACCTTGTATCCACTTCTTGTCATTTTTTTTAGCCATAATAATTACACCTCTAAACTACTAGTAACCTGCTTTTGCCTGTAGTCATTAATTGCCTGATTTAAACCCTGACTTGAAATAATTATACCATAAATAAAAAAACTGCGACAGTCATTAGACTATCGCAGTAATTTATGATAACTACTACTTCTTTCCGCGATTCCTGGCCCTATTTTTACTTGGACTTTCTGGAACCAGCTTACCGCTCTTGGTGTGAGACATGTCTTTACCACCCTTGCCCATTATACCTCTCTTATATCTAGCCTTAGCTAGCTGTCTTCTTTTTGCTTTTTGAGAAGGCTTAGAGTTAAACTTTTTATCTGTTGCAGCTTTCTTTCTTCTGGCTGCAGCATTTTTTCTATAGTACTTTGCAGTTCTTTTAACCCTTTTAAGCTTAGGAGGAGCCATGAATCACTTACCGCCTTTTTTCTTCTTTCTAAGAATAGCAGCCTGAATTGCTGGTGGCAATTTCTTCTGAGCGGGTGTCAAACCATTACCCATTGACTTCTTAGCTGCTGAAGTTTTCTTTGCGGCCATTTTCTTAGCTGGCTTTTTCTTTCCGTATGCCATTATTTTCTCCTTTTTCTCATTTCAGTATTGGTGGATAATGTGGACCCACTGACTTCTTAGCTGCTGAAGTTTTCTTTCCGTATGCCATTATTTTCTCCTTTTTCTCATTGATGAATAATATTTTTTTCTTCTTATACCAAGATCCCAGTAAGCACTATTTTTGTGATCTGGATCTTTATCATCTACAGTGATAGTTCTCATCTTTCTTTTCATGGCAGAATATTCTGCCTGAAATCTATCACGCTTCAATCTATCACGCTTCTTCTTGGCCACTTGACTTCCTCACTCTAGTCTTCTTGTTAGAGACTGGATCAGATTTCTCGTAGTGCCACATCATATGATCCTGCATTTGATCGTCAACTTTGTCTATCTTATGATGGAGATTAAACAACTCATCTTTGACACCACTGACTAAACCGGCAACAACATTATGGTCATCTCTATTTTCTTTCCTACTCTTTTGAACAAGCGCAGTTACAACACCACCAACTGCAGCTATTGCTGCGACAATTATTGCTTCCATACCGGTCACCATTTTACCCTGTCCGCCCAGTAGGCTGCAGACATTTTACCCTTCTTGATATTAGAGGCATGGCGAGCTTTAAAAGACCTTCGTCTAGCAGCATAAGACTTGGACTCGCCTTTTTTCTTGGGAGAACCGCTAACACCCTGCTGGCCAAAGCGAATTGTCTTAACTTTATCACCAACCTTAGCTACAACTACGTGAGATTTTGTTGGGTGATTTGGTGTTCTTTTTGGCTTGTTGAATCCAGAAACACCTGCTCTTGTAAGTCTAGGGTCTTTTTTTGCGGGCATTAGTTTTCCTTTTTCTTTTCTTGTTAGATTTCAAAACAGGACCATTTGACTTTTGATTATTTGTCCCCATTCTTGGCCCACTAATATATATGAACTTTTTAATAGCCATATATATTAGCCTTTATTTTTCTTTATCTTTCTCTTACCCGGAACAGAAGAAGGTGGGGTAACTGGTAAATCCTGAAAATTAGGCTTAGCGTCTGCGAGAAGTTTGTAGTGGTTGTTTTCAGAGGATGTTTTCATCCCAAAACCTTTTTTGTCAGCCATAAAGAAACCTTTCAAAATATACTAAATACAATAGTAACCATATAAATCAAAAAAAGAGGGTTACCCCTCTTCTTTTAGGAATAAAATCAGGCCTTTTTAGAAGGCGTTTTTTTGGCAGGAGTCTTCTTTGAGGGAGTCTTCTTTGAGGTCGAACCTTTAGGTCTACCAGGACTCTTTTTAGCTGGCTTTGGAGCAGAGGGTTCTATCTTGACAATCTCACTAATATCTTCCTCTAATTCAACAGGAGTAACATTAGTTACGGTATGGTCGTCTATATCAAAACCACCAAGCTTCTGCTCTTCAACTATAGTATTTTCATTTTTAGATGGAATTATATTTCTAAAAAATCTTTTAATTATATTCATTTTATCAACTTCCTTGTTGTGACTCTTTAATTAGTAAATATCTTTCGCCAGTTTCTTTAGAAACTATACCAAACCCATAAGCTGCAGCTTCTTCAACAGCTTGCTGTAAAGCCTCCTTATCCCCTAGGGATACATCAGCCAAAGGCAATGTAATTCCGGCATAGACGTCTATGTTTTCAAAATTACCTATATTAATTTTTCTATTAACACCACATATAAAAACTGGATTAGTAGAAATACTTATTTCATTGGACAAAGTTTGTACCACCTTTTCTATAGAATGAGTATCGGACTGCTCAAATGCTGAAGGAACTATCTTAGGCATAAGCTGCAACCAAACCATTAACGTAATCAAGAGTAAATAAAGTTTGATCATCTACAGTTAGATCATCAGTATTTATTACCATGTTAGATATCTTACATATATCATCCACTTGTAGTTCTGAAGGATGACTCATTTGCTCACTGGTCATGTATGCACCGTCTCTAGAAAACATTCTTTCGTTTCGCACTTCATCAGACGCAGTATAGCACACAACTATTCCATTATCTTGATTAAGGATAGTTTCGGCTTCGTTTAGAAACCTAACATCAGAGATAATAACGGCAAACGGAGAAGGTTCAGTGTCTTCATTTAAAGATCGCAAATAACTTAAATGCAAAGAATTGGACTTTCTAATTGCCCATTTACAGAAACATTCGGGATCATGAGATCTACACACGTCTCCAGACTTCTGGAGAAAAGTTCTAGGCTTAACACCCTCTGGCTCTATTGGCATGGACTGGATCTGCTGAACCATCTGAACCATGTCCTCATAGTTTGGCACGTCCCCTATAGGAGAGTTACCGAATAGTTCATACAGCGTATCATGCACTCCGTAAAGTTGCCTAACCTGCTGCCTAGAGCCAATAACGCCTTTCTTTATTGAAGCTAACTCATACAAAGGAAGTGCGAAAAAAATATGATCCCAAACAATACTAGAATTTTGAGAATCAACTTTTGCCTTTGGAACTATCTTTTCCGCAACAGAAGTCTTTCCCGTAGCTGCTTTTCCAGACAGACCTATTATAATGGGTTTACTAGGGTTATATTTAAAATCTTTCATAGACTAAATTATACCACAACTATTGCTGTAGTTCATCCTTTCTATATTTTAGGTTATCAAGAAATTGATTAGCTAAACTATCAGCTTCCCAAACATAATTTCTTTTAACTTGAACAATTCTAAAATTAAACTCAGACTTTATCTCTTCTATAGTCATAAGTAATGGTAATAAAGATTCGTTTTTACATCTCCACTTACCGCTAACCTGATTAGCAACCACAGCGGAATCAGTATATATAATTGGATCTATTAAATCTGCCATAGAGCAAATGAGCAAGCCGGTTATAACAGCTTCATACTCAGCTTCATTGTTAGTTCTGGGACCAAGTCCCCTAGCAAACTGTGCCACTTTTTTCTTGTTCCTATAAACCACAGAAGCACACGCAGCTTCGCCAAACTTCTTCTGACCCTGACCCCTTGAAGCGCCATCGCAAAACACTTCAACATTCATAATTCTTAATTAACCTTAACATCATATTGTATTCCTAAACTTTTAATGGTTTCCATCAATTTTTTTTCAACTGAAGGTGACGAAACAACTATTGTTCTAAGTAAACTATACCTATCACCATCATATTCTACCTGAGTTGGAAAATCACAAGTGTCTCTTGGTTCTGCGTAAAACTCTACAGGAGAAGAAACACTTTTATATACTGCGTAAAACATAAACACCTCTCTTAATAAGTGCTGAAATCAGAACTATTATAAAACCCTCTCTCCTCCCTATAGGTGGCCATCTGCATTGACTGCATTTTGTCCATTAGCTTTCTTGCGGACTCTGATGCAATTCTGGCAGATAACTCTATAGCCTCAGCTAAATGAACTATAGATTCACAAGTGACCATAGCGGAGTATTCTTGCTCTGCGGCTGATATTGCAGAGGCTTCTCTTTCGGAATCATTCTTTCCTATCTTGTTGGCTTTATAAACCCTATTGTAGTCACCTTGAAGTATCTTTAACTGAGCCCTAGCCATCCCTGCAAATCTTGCAGCTCTTCCATAAACATTTGATGTTCTAGCAACAAGGGAAGCTACAGTTTCAAAACCCATATCAACAGTGTCGTGCTCAGGTATCTCAACGAAATACTTATTCTGCTCATCAATACTACTGTAAGCTTGAATCACCTCCGAAAGCTGAGGACCCAAAAATTCAATTAAAAGCTCTCTAAGTTTTTCTAGAGAAGGACTGTTCATTTATTTTTCTCCATTGATATCAAAGTTTTATATTCATACATATCATAATCGATTATATAATCTACTATCTTTTGCCTAACTTTAGACAGGTGCTCCCTAACAGTGTTGGGGTGTTCATTGATCTTCTGTGATATCTGACTAGATCTTTGACCATCAACATATCTCCACTTCAAAAGCTGCCTCTCTTGAACGGTAAGTTTATCAAATGGTGGAGAATTTTTCTCGCCTAACACCCAAAATTCATCTATTTTATCTGAAGCCAACATCTCTTCCAAAGACATCTCTACTGGATCAGCTTTAAAGCCAACGTAACTATCATCAGACTCTTCGTCTGGACTAGCATCGTCTGATATTAGGGGAAAAGTTTTTCTACCAAGCTGATCAATTAAGAAAGTGTCAACATTTTTCTTAAGTAAGTAGAAAAAATAACTATACAAAAATCCACTAAATGGTATAGAACCTTTTCTTTCATACCTGGCGATGCATTGGAAAAATGTCATGTCTACCGTCTGTCGGATATCCTCCTCGTCCCCATACCTTCGTGCCATATAGTTTATGCCCCTCATACATTCTTGTATCTCTCTCATAGCTTGAGGAGTAATTTTATTTTTCCTCAGAGCAAAGCGTGTGTAGGTATCCTTTATGAATAGGGATATAAATCTCCTAATATCATAGTCGCCCAAATTAAATCTATTATAATAAAGAAGCGAACTGTACTTGCTTAAAAAATTATTAAATACTTTAAGTAGCTCTTCTTGATGAAAAGAGGATCCAGATTTAGCTTTCTGTATCAGTGCCTGCATCTCCTCCTCTGGTAGAGAGTAATAAGTTTCTTTATAAGTTTTCTTTTTCTTTGGCTCACTAGGGTTTTGAGTCATTTTTTTCCTTCCCAATTTAAAAGATATTCCGAATACTCATCACGTATATCTTCATAAAATACGACTCTGGGGACCTCTAGCTCATCCATGAACCTAATTGCATCTTTAGAGTACTTACTTATGACACATGTTAAATTTAAAAATTCTTCTAAATAATACCTCTTAAACCTTTTAAGTTTAATTTTACTTTTATCATCCAGGTAACCTTTTACCTCTATCCAATCTTTATTCCTCTTCAAAAAAAAGTCTGGTGTATAAGCCCTAGTTCCTCTCTTCACAGGAAAAGGAAAAACTGTTGGCTCAAAATCAAATTCTATTTTATATAGGTTTAGTACTCGAACAAAATTAGCTTCCCAGCTAGACCTAACATTCATCTGTATATCATTTCTGAAGCCAGTTTTAGTGTACTGGTAGGCGTTACCCTTCTTTCGAGCAATGACGCCATCATTGTCCAGCAAGACTTGATCCACCTGCCTGTTCCTGATATTGTTCAGGTTCGGATGTTTCTTGAAGGAAGATTTTTCCAGAAAAAATTCTCTCGACTTGACAACATCCACACTCATTATGATATCCTTTACTCGTAAACCTATAAGTAGAATAATTATACAATATAAATTAAAAAAATACAAACTTTAACGAAAGGTTACAATATGAACACTTTAAACACTTTGATCACCAGCATCAACGAAAACATTAAGACCAACACAGTTAAGGATTTAATGTCACTTGGCTTCTCTCAGGACGAGGCCACATCGATGCTAGTTAAGTTCACACCTAACTACAAGGAGCAGGCCGAGCTGTTTGCATCCTTCGGTGATGAGGATCTAGAGGAAGCTGTTTTCGACAGCGATTTCTGATACCTCTATTAAAAAGAGGGGTAGGCTGGTAATCAGTCTGCCCCTCTTTTTTATTTGCGTATTTTACTATTTCGATAAACGCCAGTACCACAAGCTCCGGACTTAGCGTGATCACAATATGAGCAAGCTCTAGTATTTGCCGTGGGAAGATAGTTTGTGTCATCAACTATCTTTTTCATCTCACTTATCAGATCTACTTTTACCTTCTCTAGATCCTCAATAGAGAACATATGCCCCTTTCTCCTACCAGACCTTAAGTAATACAGTTCAGCGTAGACCCTCTTACCCGGAAATAGGATTGAAGTTGCTAGAGCATATATTCCCAACTGTAAGTTGTTAGGTATTTCCTTATTGGAAACCTCCCACTTACCTGTCTTGTAATCAATTATGTGAACTAAGTCGTCACGAACATCTACCCTATCTATGAACCCTCTTACAATATAGGATCCAATAATAAGATCAAACCCTAACTCTTTAGCATATATATTAAAATCTTCGCCTTGATGAGTGTCATAGAAGTCCTCTATGATAACTGACCCTGCGTCTAGAAGCTCCGTGGGTATCTGGTTTGACGGATCATATTTTGGGATTACAGAGTTATACTCTGACTTAAGAGCAGCTAAATCTAATGCTGTATCATTGTCTAATATGTTTTCAAAAACCTCGTGAACAATATTTCCAAGAACAGCCGCTGGAGCAAATTGCCTAGGCTCCTTTGATATATAACTATAAAAATATTTTGCTGGACACTGTTTATATGTATCTATCCTGGAATATGAGAAATCTACCAAAGACATTTTCTCTAAATCTGATAAATCCTCATACCTTTTTACTACAATTGAACTCAAGAAAACTCCTTATATTACTCTTCTACACTGTTTGGGTCATAAAAAACTTTGCCACTAGCATCATACTCAATTCCCGCTTCGTCTATAACATGCCCATTATGCTTATTTCTAAACAGGCCTTCACCAACCGGTATCCAACCTGATTCTCCTATTTCCATAAAATCATCTTCTAACCTTGGCCACATAATAAATCTCCTATTCTATACTATGGATTTCTTCTATATTTACATAGTAATTAAGCAACACAAGTAGGTCACGCATTTCTTGATGCGACGCCCAAAAACCTAGCATGCCGTTCTGGATATAAACTCTAAGAACTTCACCAGTTTCATCACTACTGTATTCAGTTATTTTTATGTCACCTTTAGATATTGTATTCATACTAAAATCTTGACCCATAAATTCGTTATTCATATCAATCTCCGTATATCTGTATAGGGTTCCAGTTTGGATCGTTCATCTTCTCTCTCATATCTTTAACGTAAGAATCCCAATCTCTCTCGTCTTCAGATTTCTTTTCATACTGAACCTGCCCTTTAAAGGGGTCACTTCTAAACTTAGTGATAACTAGTCTACCTTGCTGAGTTCTCCATCTAAGTATTCCGTTTTTGCAGTCGCAAAAATCATCAGGATGAGGATCTATTTTTCCTGCTGGATCATACCTACCGCTGCAGTCTGCGCACTTTGCGTGCTTTCCCTTGTCTCCGCACCTATTGCAAGACCCACAAAATGTCCAACAATCTTTAGTGCTTGGGTTTCTGTAGCTTCCGTTAGCCGCCATTTAAATTCTCCAATTCTATTAATGAGTTTAAGATTTGTTCTACCTTAGAAGAAGCAGTCTTTTTAAATTTATAAGAATACGTATGCTTGTCCGAAGATAGCTCTAAGTACACTGGTCTATTGCCAGGATTTGATGATATTATATCATAAATATCAGCAACTATAGTTGGTCTAGATTCATCTGACAAGTGAAGAGTTATTGATTTACCTCTATTTATAGTTGATGAATCTAATTTTTCTATAGAAGAGAAATATATTTTTACGTCAGAGACTTCTGCTTCTGACTCGTTAACAACTGTTCCCGAAACAATGACGATATCACCTTTTGAGAAAAAGTTATCGTCTATATTTTTTGCTGAGTTGGGAAAAACTATTACCTCCGTATCTGAAGATATGTCCTCAATAACCAACTTAAACATCTTGCTACCCTTTTTGGTAATTATCTTCTTAACGTCAGATAAAATTCCACCTATCTTGACAAAAGAGCCTGATGATACTTCTGGTAAATCTACAATTTCAAAATCAATTTTCTTTTTCAGTACGTCCCAAACACCCATAACTGGATGAGACGTTACATATATTCCCAGCTGAGCCTTCTCCTCTTCTAGCGCAGACAACTCAGATATTCTAGAATAATCATCTACGTAATTTTCTACAAGCTCATCAAAAGCTCCTGACTGCGCTAGATTCTGAAGTGTACTCTTCTTTAAAATAACAGGGTCACATCTTCTAAAGAAATCATACATAGATGTATAACTATCTTCACCCCTACTGTTTAAAATAGCTTCTGCAACTGCATTACCTATACCAGAAATAGCAGAAAAACCAAATATAATTTTATCTTTATCAGCGACTTGGAAATCAATTCCAGATTTATTAATTGATGGAGCCAAAACATCAATCCCCAACTTCCTACAATCTGAAAGATACAGGGACTGCTTATCCTTGTTTCCTACTACCGAACTCATAAGTGCCGCCATATATTCTACGGTATAGTTAGACTTAAGGTAGGCAGTTATATAGCTAACCATCGCATAACTTGCAGCGTGGGCCCTATTAAAACCATAACCGCCAAAATACTCAATATCGGAAAATATCTTATTAGCTAATCCTTCGTCCAAATCGGAAAACTCTACACATCCTTCCACAAACTTTTTTCTCATTAATGGAATTTTATCCATTAACTTTTTACCAATAACTTTTCTCAAGTCATCAGCTTCTGCAGAAGTAAAACCTGCTAATTCCCTAGAAACAGCTAATACATCTTCTTGATACAGCATGATTCCCAATGATGGCTCTAGGACTTCTTTAAGCTTTGGATGCTCGTAAGTAACCCTACTTCTCCCATGCTTCCTATCTATATATTCTTTATCCATACCGGAACCCATAGGGCCAGGTCTGTGCAGGGAGATTAGCGCCATTATCTCTTCAATGGTTTTAGGCTGAAGTGCCATCATCATCTGTCTCATAGAAGAAGACTCCAGCTGAAATACCCCAATGGAATTCCCCCTACAAAGTTCATCAAATGTCAAAGGATCATCTGTAGGTATATCATCAACTACAATGTCTTGGTTTCTATTCTCCTTAACTAACCTTATACACGAATCGATTACTCCAAGATTTCTCAATCCAAGAAAATCAATTTTCAAAAGACCACATTGCTCAACTCTACCCATATCCCACTGGGTTACAATAGGATTATCCTTACCCTTTTGCATAATTGGAAGATAGTCTGTAAGTGGACCTTTTGATATGACTACACCAGCAGCGTGTATGCCAGTTTGCCTAACAATACCTTCAAGACCAAAAGCCGTATCAACTATTTCTTTAGAAATAGAATTAGAATTATATTCCTTTATAAACTCATCAACTTCCATGCACTCGGAAAGATTCTTGGAGACACCTAAAATTGGTGCAGGAACAAGTTTAGATACTTTATCACCCTCGCTGAAGCTATAGCCCAAAGCCCTAGCAGAATCTCTAATTGACTGTCTAGCGCCGGTCTTATTAAAAGTGCAGATATGCGCAACTCTATCATCCCCATACTTAGACCTAGCGTAATCTATCACCCTATCCCTATGCCTATCGTCAAAGTCTAGATCGATATCAGGCATAGACTTTCTTCCTTCTACGAGGAATCTCTCAAAAAGTAGGCCAAACTTGATAGGATCTAAGTTAGTTATTTTAAAGGCGTACGAAAGAATACTGCCTGCAGCAGACCCCCTACCCCAGCCAACCATTACGCCATTTTCTTTAGCCCAATTAACTAAATCTGAAACTACAAGGAAGTATTCAGGAAAACCCATTTCCTTAACAACCCTTATCTCATGCTTAGCTCTCTCTACAATATGCCCAGGAAGCGGATTACCGTATCTCTCCCTAAGCCCCTCCCAAGCCAATCTATCGAAATGCTCATCAGAAGATTCCCCTGTTTCTATTGGATAATCTGGAAAGTAGAGATTACCAAAACTTAAATCTACCTCAACCATGTCACACACTTTCATGGTATTATCTAGCCATTCCTCTTCAAAGATTGATTCCATCTCTGAGTATGACTTTAAGTAGAAATTGTCTCCATGAAAAGAAAACCTATTCTCAGTATGAATATTAGCATTAGTGGAAACACATAACATGATATCGTGTGCTCTAGCATCTTCTTTGTGAACATAATGACAATCACCACTAGGAACCACAGGGGCTCCAATTGTATTAGCTATCTTTACAAGATCATCCATGACCTGCTTTTGCTCTTTGAGTCCGTGATCATGCACCTCTATAAAATAATTTTCCCTACCAACTATTTCTTGCATTTTTGCAGCGGCGCTTAGAGCAAAGTTATAATCACCCCTCAACAAGGCCTGTGCCACCTCACCATTCAAGCACCCGGAAAGTACGATTAGGCCATCACTATACTGGCTTATCAGGTCGTGATCGACCCTAGGCTTAACATAATAGCCGTCAATATATGACATAGAGGAAATCTTTATAAGATTATGATATCCAATATTATTCTTTGCTATTACCGTTAAATGATAGGGCCCTCTTTGCTCCCATTCATTCTTAGCTGGACCCGATCTTTCTTCCTCGTCTTTATCAAATCTAGTTTTCCTAGCTTGATATAGCTCAGAGCCAAGAATTGGCTTTACGCCAACTGCTGTACCAGCATCGTAAAAATCCAACCAAGAATGAATATTGCCATGATCTGTAGTTGCAATCCCTGACATACCAAGAGACTTAGCCCTATCTAGGTATTGCTCTATATCACCATGACCATCTAGCATGGAGTAAACAGTGTGATTGTGTAAGTTAGTCCAATTCTTCATTAAATTCCTCTACCACCGTCAGAGTCTTTCAACGCTGAATTTCTAGTTTCTCTATATGTAATAATTACAACTCCGCCACAGTACTTGCACGGGACTGGTTTGCCCTCTTGCGCAAATGGACTATTGTACATATAGCTATCAGGCTGATCAGAGTGACACTCCGAGCAGACACCAATAACGTCATCAGGATTTTCAATATTAGGCATCTTGTGAACCTCCTTTCTTTACTGTTACGTAAGCGAATCGTATTGGAGATGGTGAAGATAGCTCTTCACTCTCTACGTATCTATCACCTATCTTTATCCACTTTTTCTTCTGATCCAAAGAACAGCTGCCGCATCCGACGCCTACTGAATTTGCTCTTTCACAAGTATATGGCCTACCCCCTATACCTAACTGTCTTCTTCTGATCCAGTCATTAATATGACTACTACTTTTCTCATAGTTATAGTCATCACACTGACTCAGGATTCCGTGTAAAAACTTTACAGAGTCTTCTGTATAACTAAGAATAGAGCATAGGAATAAGCGAGCCTCGTGCTCAAGAAAATGATTATCTATCGCCTGCTGCCATAGCTTTCTAACAGCTGGACATCCTTCAACTAGTCTTTTTGGAGTGAACTCTTTATCAACTTCTTTATACTCCTTAAAAGCTGATGACCCATGCTTATTGAAGTAGGCAAGGAAGTCTTTAGATCTATCCTTTTCAACTTCTAAGTCGTAGATAAACTCCCTAAACCATTCGTTTGCCTTAGCATCAAAAGACTGATCATCAACTTCATTCATTCGTCTTTCGGAGCAGTAGTTTTTTATGGATTCTATTGAGTCAAGTAAAATATCTCTAGGAATTATGTTTTTATATAAACCTGTGTCTTGATGCCTACTCCCCTCTAGTCTCCACATTCTTCTTGCATCATAGACGCTAAAATCTAAATTCTCAAGAGAAAGAGATTCCTTAAGCTTTGTGGCGACCCATCTAAATATGTTTGGTAAATTATTAGATGGATTTATTCCCAGGGTAACTGCTTCACACTCTATGTGAAAACCTTTTTTTCCGGTAAAATACACAAGTACCGCTGAACTTGGAATTTTTGAAATCAAATAATTATATAATACCAAACAGTCTTTATAAGATTCACCAATATCATCGGAGTCTATGTCAAAATATAGCGACCCTAGTCTCACAGCTGAATCAATATCTGGCTTATCATATCTCCATATAGAAGTATATAAACCGGTGTTATTATTTAAGTCCCTATATTCATCTACATTATCTACCGAATAAAACACTGGCAGATCATTCTTCTTCTCCCTTATTACACGAGACAATGAATCAACATACCTCGCAACCTCTACATACTTCCACTGAGATAGAAACTTAGATGACTCAACCGATATCTTCATTTAAACTCAACCTACCAACTTCTTCGTCTATATTCATGATCTCCAATCTTGTAGATGAATCCATATATAATGAATTCGTTCTATAGTAAACAGATTCTTTGATGATATTTTCTATATTAGAAAGTATCCAAATTCTTTTCTTCAACCTATCTTCAGGAGATTCTCCACTTGTCATTAATTAACTCGCTATCTTCTATATAACTATGAATCTTACTTGCAACGTTATCAGAAACATGAACTATATAATCTAAATATGTTATGGGAAAAGTTTCTGGAACAGGAGACCATGGGCCAAGATGGCATCTAACCAATCTTAAAATTGTATTTATTGCTTCTTCGGATAAAAATAAGCAAGATGAAGAGTCATCAGTTCCATAACCCTTATCATGCTCTACGCACTTAGAAACAAAAGATCCTACTGTGTACGGGTGCATCGGGTCATATTCAAAATTATCAGAAGAAGAATTCTCTATACCTTTTGTGACATCATGTAGCAGGCAGGCTGCTAAAACAACATCTCTTTCTTCGTTAATAACAGAGTGAGATTCACACAAAGTGTTAGCAACTCTTACAACTCTTTTTGTATGAAGAACATTTCCACCAGATCCATGCTCGTCTGGTGGATGATACTTTCCAGAAAAGCTGGAAGGTATCAACCAAAAAGATTTAGCTTTTATCAAAACAGATCTAACAAATGATTTTATTGACTCATCTTCTATAAGTTCTATTTCTGGAAGTAAAGGTTGTAATATTTCATTCTCATTTTCATATGACTGATTAGAGTCACTTTCTATTATTTCATCTAAAATACTTTTCTTTGACATTATTTCCATCCTGTCCACTTAGAGCAAGGGTCGTCATAGGGACACTTGCTGCAATACGGTGTCATACCTCTTCTAGGAACAAACACATCTTTATCAACAATTGTATCACACCAATACTGCAGTGCGTCAATATCTTCTGAAGTTACTTCGTATTCACAAAAAGAAACATCATTAGATAATAAATCTACATATCCAAATTTAGTTTTTGGAATTCTTTCTGGATACCTATTGTAGAAACCCATCCACATAGTAGAAAAATCTACTTGATACATATAAGAATTTTTACTTTTGTAATTAAACAAGTATTTAACCACATAATAATTAGACCCATCTGCATAAATAATATCGTATGTATCAGAAACACTGCTTTTTTTATTTGGTATAGCTAAATAATCTTCAGATATTGCTATCGGTATAAGCTCTTTTTCTGAATATACCTCATATACATTAAGTAAAACCGATGCAGCTTTGCTAGTTAAGCTTGCCGTATTGCCGTACGCACTTTCGTGCTGCTCCGTAGTTATATCATAAAAATCTGAATCCTTTGGAAACCAAAGTTTTTCCCACCTATTCAGCAGTGAAGAATACGAAGGGGTAACTCCCGCCTGTTTCTTATACCAAAAATAAGAAAGTATTGTCTTTAAGGTATTTTCAAACTTAATCGAAAAAAGATCTCTTGAATATATTTTTTCAAGATCTAAATTTTCATCATTATACCTGTAATCATACAATCTTTCACAGGTCTGAAAATCTTTTATAGACCTTACAGTAAGCTGTATCATTAATAAAAACTCTCCTCATTTATTAAATTGTAAAGATCAGTTCCCTCAGAATAAGACTCACTACTAACAACTTCGTAGTCCTCGTAAATCTTTTTAGAATCTACGTATCTCACCAAGGGTGGATCGTAAACGAAAGAAGATCCAGTAATCCTATTCTTAGGTATCTGCAGCTGCATTATGTTCTCGTCTTCTGTTTCATCTTCTGAAATTAATCTTTTTTCAGTGATGAATATAGTAACTGCACACTTCTGCTGAATAGCTAGAGAACCTCCAGTGTCAGACTGCTGGACAACCTCTCTTTTCTCCTTCATTCTATTCGCATTCTCCTGAGCTGTTATTATAAGAACACAATTCATATCTCTAGCAAGCTTCTCAAGCTTAACCATCATCTCTTCAAACTCACCCCAACGTGGCTTACCTTTCCCACTACCACGGGTAAACATTGATTGGATAGTATCAATAATAACTATATCTGGTATATTAAAATCTTTACCTATTATTTCTCTTAACCAGTTTTCAAGATCTTCAAAATAAGGTGTATCGGGATCATGTCTGACCATCATTCGATCACCCCAAGTCTCTAGCTTACTTTTAAACTTCTTTAAAGCTGAGTCCTTCTCCTCATCACTCCATTTAGCCGACTCTGCATAAACATTTACACCTAAAATTTGAGTCATTAGGACTCTTTCCCAGTGTCCTATGGCTTCTTCAAAGTTAACATAAAGAACCCTATAACCATTATCTAGCCAATTATTCGCAAGGCACTTAGCGAAGGTACTCTTACCTTTGCCTGAGGGGGCTATAATAGCGTGCACAGCGCCCTTAAAGAACCCGCCCGTATCAGTGTAGCCCATAGCTCTATTGAGAGCTTTAAACTGAGTTGGCACAAAGTCTGGAATTTCTAAAAGTTTTTCTGACCTATTTATTATGTCTTGTGCTGTTGTTACGTCACTAAAAGGATTTCTTCTAGAAAAATTCTGTAGCTCTGCTATCTTTTCGGTTAAGAAAGATATTCTTTTAGAGTCTTCATCACTCTGGTATCCCTTTTTGGCCAACAAATAATTAAGTTCAGAAAGACTATCTTTAATACTTTTCTTAATCTCTTTGTATTTAATAATCTCAACTATAGATTTCTTATCTGGATAGTCTATATTATTAATTTCCCCCAGTAGGGCGTCAAATCCCTCCTGTCCGCCAAGAGCCCTATACACATCGGTCTCGTTATTCAGCCAAACCTTAAAAGCAACTGGGTCTACATATTCTAATCCAGTCTTTTTATGGAAGTCTACAAAAGCGCAGAAAAGCTCGTGAATACCCAACTCACCGTGCACGTGACCCACTGACTCATGATCAAGCTCATTTGAGTAATACTCTATTGCACCGGGGTCTTTCAGGCAGGACGCAAAGAGCTTGTATTCAATAGAATCAAGTATGCTATCTTTGTCCTCTTCTAAAATCATTCAGTCTTTGCTCTTTCAGTTCTCTGTATCTTTTCTTCTTATAATCAGAATTTCTTTTCTTCATCTTTTGATAAAACTCAGAAGAAGTGGAGGAATTCTTATGCGCCTCTGATTCTACCACATCACTAGGCTGAAAAGACCTAATACCATCAATAATTCTACTATACACACTTTCTTCAGTTAAAGAATCATTATACCTAAATACAATAAGTACAATTCCATTCTCTTTGCAAAGATCAGCTTTTCTGACATCTCTTTTTTGTGCTTCTAAAAAATCATATTTTGATTCAAAAAATCTTTTAGTAAAAAAGAAATGCTGTCTTCCATGATATTCTATGGCCAACTTATAAGCTGGACAGTATATGTCCAGCATTAATCTTTCACCTATGTGAAATTCATTTATAATTTCTTCACCTGGAACTATCTTCTTTAGGATTTCTGTAAGAGATGATTGTCCACGAGAGATTTTTCTCTTACCTTTTTTAACCCATGATAATCCATTGTGTTGAATTTTTTTATTTACTTCATTAACTGGAATACCTAACTCTTTAGATATTTCAGAAATGCTTAGATTTGTTTCCATTAACAAATCTGTTAAAAATTCAATATCGTCATCATCAAATGACTTAGCGCTGTGATGCTCTTTCTTTCTCATGATTACCTGAGTTACTTCCCTTAATAAGTGACAAAGTCTTTCCCAAATCAATTACTGACATATTTAAATTCTTCCACACCTTAGGAAGGATACCTAAACCAAATACGCCACAGTCAAGTAGGCAGTAGTAGGCACCTCCGTCAAACTCGGACAGCTGTGCATATACATCATCAACTTTAGAGTAGTAGTTATTATAAGGTACAGTTATAGCATGGACTGAGCTACCAAAAGCCTTGGTTACAAGCTTCTTATCATGAAATGTAACAATTACACTTGGTGTATTTCTAATATAGAAATCTACCATACAGTTGTAATTTTCTCTTTCATTCATAAAATAATACTCAAAAACATTTGAATACAGGTAATCGTTATTCTTATGAAGACCAATCTTGTAGTGCTTATTATCCTTAACATCTGACACAAGAGAATGGGATACTGATTTCATTATTCTTGAATCATTTGCCTTTAAAGAGCTTATAACATTCTTAGCAAAGAAGTTAGGGAAAGAACTCTCACTATTTTTACTTAATGAAACTATAGCTGACTTAGGTATGTTAATGTAGGCAAACTTTTCCTTACCCCCCATCGCTTCAGTAAGTTTAATTATAGATTGCTTTTGATCTAAAAACGTCATTTTTACTCCATTCCAAAATTGCCCCAGTCTATTAAAACTGGGTTAGGGTCAACTATTGAGTTAATGTGATTTATATTATGAAACTCCCCTCCGTCCAAGGAGGAATATCTTTCATACTTACTAGCTTTATCTTCATCTCTTACATAGCCTAAATGCTTCATTACTAAGCCTGAGTTATGCCAGTAGTTTCTACCCTTTATCCACTCAGATACATAACTTGGCTCAGATCCACAAGCTAGCTTTGCATTTCTAAATGCTCCACCCGTAACATATCTAAATATTCTAGAACTATTATTAGGTGCCCACAACTTATCTACTCTATATTGATTTTCATTCCACATGTGATAAAAACGAACGTTCACAACATCAAACTCAGAAGCGCTTAAAGCTTTTGATATTTCAATATTATCAACATGATACAACTCTTCATCACAATCTATAGCAACTACCCAGTCGCCCTCTTTGGCAAACTTTTCCAAATGCGACCAGGCGAAAGCTCTTAATCTACCCTCATGCTGAGTAAACATAGGTTCAGGAGTACTAAATACTTCTGCGTAGTTTGCTGCCACCTCTGGAGTATCGTCATCTGAACAGTCGTCAGTAAATATAATTTTATCTACCTGACGGCTAAGTCTTTCTAGTACTCTTTCTAGGTATCTTGAAGATTCATTTCTACCTATCATTTGTGCGTATATCATATTTAATTCCTTTACAACTAAGAGGGGGGAGGGATTACCCCTCCCCCCTTAAGTATGCTCAAATTACTTATTCTCAGTTGGAAAGCTGGCCACGAGCTTCAACAGAAGTAATTCTGTCAACCTCTACATCCTTGTAGAGAAGCTCACCAATTGCGCCTGAAGCCTTGCCACGTGCGCTGAGAGCGATCTTCTCAGCCATCGTCTTGTTGGGGGCCTTTACAATTGAAGTTGTAGTAACAGTGAAGTACTTGAACTTGTTATTGGACATTTTCAACCTTTCTGGTTAATTTGATGGATAATTTACAGCGATGTATTCTATCGCCTCCTGCATCGAGGATGCAAGCTTTGTTGCCATATATTTTAGATAAACTCTGGATGAGGCTTGAGGAGAAGCAAAGACTATAACTGGCTGTCCGTGCATCTTAGCCCAACTCATCTCAAAGTCAGTTCCTATATATTGGCGATCTTGTATCATGTATTCGACTAGAAGTATATCAGCTCTTTTCTGAAGATACAAATTCTTCTCAACAATTTCTTCTGGAGATTCATAATCATTATCAATGATCATTGTTGGATCCAAAACATCGTACCCTCTCAGAAGGAGCTCCTTTGAAGCGACCTTGCGCCACTCAGATCCATACTGCTCAACACCTTCTATTGCGCCAGATAAAAAAACCTTTGTTGTCATTAGCTATCCCTAAACTCTGACCAAGTCTTATTTCCAGAACCATCATATACCCTAGCTAAGCCAATGTCAACTAGATCTAGGTTTAAACAGCGCTCATCTTTAATATCAGTAATGGTTCCCAAAACTCTTCCGTACTTACCCTTTTCCTCTTTTGTAGTTTTTATAATAAACTCAGGGCCAACCTTATCAAACCACTGCTCAACATACTCTTTTGCTGCAAGTCCTAGTTTCTTTTCTTCCAAATTCTTAGTCCTACTCTCTGGAGCATTAATTCCAGCGAGGCGCACTCTGCTAAAATAATGGATATCAAACCCAAGATCAATATAAACATCGATTGTATCTCCATCTACTACTCGTTTTAACTTTGCTACATATGTATATAAACTCATTTTAACTATCTCTCCATATTATTTTGCTCGTCTTCGTTAAAGAACTCTTTTAAATACAGTAACATTTAATCTCTTTCTATACCAAAGTAGTCGCACGCTTCCCTAAATAGTTTTTGACTTACCCTAAACTGTTGATCAGCTAAACCACCTATAGGTGAAGACTTATGCCAACTATGGCCCATTGATATGGAGCCATCATAAACTATGTTATAGCCTAAATGTCTAGCAAAATAAGAGCACCACGTTTCCTCATAATAGTGAGGAGTTGGAAGAAATGCACCTATGGCTCCGGAAACCAAATTTTGATACTTAGGATGATATGTCATATTGTTCCAAACTTCTCTTCTAATAAAATAAGCAGAACCGGAAACCGTAACACACTGCACCCTATCTTTGTAGAGAGAGTCATCTGGATCATGCTCTCTCCACCCTCTCATCACAGGCTTTATATTGCTGCCAACAATCCCAGCATGAGTTATGTAACCATCTTCATCTCTTTGCTTAGGGCCAAGTATGTGGACGTCAGGATTGTTATCAAAAAAATTCTGAACCATAATCATATCCTTAGTAGTGAACCAAACATCACCATTAAGTAATCCGATTATTTCTCCATCACCTTTTGATGCAAGAGAGTTACACGCAGCAGAGTAACCTATGTTCTCATTTTTAAAATACTTCTTAACATTATACTTATATAGATTTTGCCCAATCCAAGAATCAGTTTCACCCGAAGACCCATTATCAGCTAAATACATATTCCAAATATTTTTAGAATAGTCAGAATGACAAGTCTCCAGTAATCTCATAAGTAAAGAAGGAGTATTATAATGTACGACGCACAGGTCTATCATAGTATCTCCATAAAAACCATTCTTAGACTTCCACTAGCAGAGAGCCCAAAATCATGCCATTCAATAAATAAGCTTTTTGCGTAATATAAGTTATCACCTATAAAAAAATCTTCCAAGACTGAAAAAGCCTCTTGATGCGTAAGAGTATTACGCCCAGTCTTCTTCAGTAACTTCATGATAATTCTCCTCAGCTTGAACCCTAATAGTGTCGGCAACATCTCTCCATGCCCCGGCATCCGTAGTATTATCTTGCTGTTCAGCTAGAATATCACACGTTTGAGCTAGATACATAAGGGTATCATAAGTCATTACGACTGCTGACTCTCCTGGCATCAGCTTAACAATGTGCTTCTTCTTTAACTTACTCATTTTCATTTTCCTTTTCTTGTATTTTATATAGAGAAACAGTATTGGTGTCTGGTTCCATTGTTATAAAGAAAACTTTTTTATCATCTTCAGAATACCCTTCAGGCGGAGGACTTTCCTCTGCAACCTTTTTTGAGGAGCATCCGTAAACCTGACTATGGTTTGGGTAAACAACTAGATAGTTTAACTTAGAAGCTGGCATTATACAACCTCCACCAAATTAATACCACACTTTACCAAAAAATCTTTCACATTACTCCAATCTGCATAAGACTCATCGCTTATGTAATACACATTCTGAACAGTAGAATTAGATATTAGCTTAGCACACGAGAAGCAGGGTGGTCCATTTACATATAGGCTTACCGGGCGAGAATTATAATCTGAATGCAGGAAAGCGTTTGCCTCCGCATGTATTGCTATACAGTTATCATAATTGCTTCCACTAGATGAACCCTCGGAATATCTAGGGCACCCACCATCTTCACAGTGCTGAACACCACTCGGACCACCATTATACCCAATACCAACCACATGACCAAGGCCATCTATCAAAACTGCGCAGTACTTTTTCTTTGCGCAGGTTGAAAAAATGATAGATAGAGACTTACACATCTCCATATATTGATAATTCTTATTAGATAACATCACACCAGAATAATTAATCCTGCCATTGCAGATAGTGCCAAAGAAAGCGTAACAGAGATTAGCTTAGTATTTCTATCTTCCGAAAACTGGTTGAGCATCTGAAGGGCAAACGCCCAATTAATTATCAGGGAGAAAAATATTACCCTTAAGATTATTTCCATATTTTATCTACCTGTTAACATTGGGATGCTTACGGGAAACTTTTTATAAGCTAATTCATAAACGGCTTCTGCATAATCTCGTATCTCGGCCTGAGCATCCTCTTCAAGTCTCTGCGACAAGAATAGTGCTACAGACTGCAGACTACACGACCACCTATACACAACATGCATACCGTACGCAGGCAGAAATAGTCTTGCCTGCTCTGGAGCAACCCCAGAATCCATAGCCATTTGATATAGCTGTTCACCTTTTTCTATAAAGTTTTTAAGCTCAGTAGTTAAAACTGCTCCAGTAAAAGGATCCACTGGGCCACCAGACCCCTGCTTCTTGTCATCCGTGGCAGTTCTCCAGTCTTCATTGCCCGGAACATAAAACTCGGGCTCCATCGTAACATATCTACGTGAGGATTCGTTCCAGGAGTCCATAGTATGATCAGATCCAACAACATATTTCCAATGCTGCCTAGCTACCATCAAAGGTGCCTTAAACTCAAACGTCATAAAAGCGTGCCTAAACGGAGACATGTGATTTTCTCTGGCTAAGAAATTAATCAATCTAGTATCTGAAACAGACATTTCTTTAGACTCTTTCGCAAAAGATGCCCTAGCTGCATTGACAACCGATAAATCCGAACCCATCGAATCTACCAACCTAACATAACCGTTACCCAATACAGATATTGTCTCATCAAGATCATTATATTGGGTAGGGTTATCAACCTCTACCTCATCAATCTTCATCATCATCCTCTAAATCTTCTATAAAATCAATTCCGGCTTCTAGTATATGATTTTCTATGATGTATTCCACTAAAGACTCATTAAAATCATCAGAAGATGTTGACAATTTATTGAAAAAATCTTGAACATCCTGACTATTTAAGGTAGATAGAGCTTCCTCTTCATTATCTTGAGATTTTGACAATATAACAGTCAAGTGCTCTATGGACTCTGTTAAAGCCTGCATTGTGAAAATAACATCCTTAATAGATATACTAGATTTAGACTTAAAAGCTTCAGAAATTTCTTTTAAATCTTCAGCTTCTAGCATTTCGCTAAACTTTTTTTCAAAGTCTTCTGGATTATTTTTCATTTCACCTACCTAATCGGACAAGCTCCGCCTTCACATTCCAAATCTTCTAGCGAATACTCATTTATCTGATCAACAAATACGATATCTCTGATCTTGGACTTCATCTTATCATACTCTGATCCATCTATCTCTTCGTATGGAGCTAAAGCAAATCCGTGATCACTATGTAGAAGGAAGGAGACAGACTTTAGTTTATTCTTATAATTTTTCTTCATCCACTCCTGAATTTCAGGCAGTTCTTCCTTGCGGTAGTAAACTGTTACAGAAACATTGTTATCAGCCCACTCAGACTGGGCCTTAACAACCCACTCCAATTGTTGAATAGCAGTAAGATCTTTAGCAAGAGTTGCATGCTCTGGCGTCTCACACGGGAAAGATACAACACACACAGTGTGATTTTCTTTTCCATCAAGACCAACATCATACTGGACATCGTAACCCTTTTCACGACAGTAGTTTACGAGAGGATCTGCGCTACCCATTCGTACACGACGAATATAGTGCTGAGAGTAGGCTGGGTGGATTCCTGGTGTTACACCGGCAAGGAGGCTGAGTGTACCAGAAGGCTTAACGGTGGTCAACTTAATTGAAGAGTTAATACCCTGCTTATCTGACCACTCCTTATCAAAAGCACGTAGTTGCTCATAACACTCACCCACCCAGGACAGCTGCTCTTCGGTAGCCTGAAGCCAGCCGGTAATGCCTTGACCGAGGCGGCGATTTCTAGTAATAACAGCCTGTGACTTAGCGTAAGGATAGTCCAAAGTCGTAATAGCTTTCTGCGTCTTGTACAGCAAACGGCTAAGATCAAACAACTCTTCTTTACTTTCAATGTTTGGCAAGAAAATCTCGGCAAGATTGCAGGGTTCCCCATCCTCAAGTCCAATCTCACCACATGGGTTCGTACCAATTACATGCTTGTCATTGATCTTTTCGCCCAGACGACCAGTCTTACGAATAAGGTCACGGTTAATAAGTCCGTAAGGCTCACCTGTGCCATCGTATCCCTTCCAGAATTCGTCAATAATCTCATCGTAAGAGTCGGCAAAGATAGAGTTATTAGAGTTTCCACGCCATGCGGGAATATCACCCTTGCCCCAGTTCTTAGCACGAAGGTATAAAAAGTCATCAGGATCACCAATTGCAATCTGAGCTGAGCGACGGGCAGAGCCAGCTACAACAATCTTTCCAATAACATTACAAATGTCTAAAGCATCTACAGAACGAATCTTCTTACCGATACGTTCATCAAGAATCTTGCAAATGTCATTAATGCCTTCGATAAGAATTTCCGGACCAGATGCTGTCCCACCAAAAGTCTTTAGAGAAGCACCGTAACCACGTATAAGAATAGTGCTGTAAGTGAAAGACTCACCGGTATAAAAATAGCTATTTAGAACCTTACCAAGAAGAGCTGACCAGCCCTGACGAGAATCTGGAACAATGAAGTCAGCATCATTGGTTTTATGATGTGCGATTACACCAACACCCTTAACCTTTGGAAGATCGTGAACAACAGCACGCTCTACCGTGAAGCCAACACCGCCACCAACCATCAGGTGATCCATCAAAAACTGAAAGTCCTCTACCTTTGAAATAGTTGTCATCCAGCAGTTGACCAAGGAAACTCCACTCATTTTACGAACAAGAGGGGTACCCAACTGCCACAAGGCGCGACCAGCAAAGATGCCCTTTAGGTTAAATATGTAATCAAATAAGCGCTCTGCTTCTTCCTTGGTGTAATCAGCACCTATCTCTTGAGCACCGTTGATTGCTCGAGCAATAGTTTCAAACCAATACTCCTTACGACCCAAAGCCTCAATATCTCTTGAATATGTGCGTCGATACACTATTTCACCCATACCGTTAAAACCCCAAGGTGGAGTCTTATCTACATATTTAGACACAAAATCTGGCATAATTACATTTTCAGACATTCTCTACTCCTGATTTATATTTTTTACGTATTTTTGATTTACTTTAGACAATTCTGTCTTCTTTATTTTAATAATTTGATCTAGATTATATTCTAGATGGATCTTTTTCTCAAAGAAATATCCAGTTCTCCAATTCAAAACTGTGTCAACACTATGCTGATGCTTCATAAACATATAACATATTACCGCCCCTCCGTAAGCTCTAATTAAATTAGAAACCTTAACCTTTGCGTCACTTATTTGAGAGTCAGATAAAGACTCTTCACTTATAATCTTTTCATACAACCAATTAAAAGCTTGCCTATTTATCGGCAAAATGTCAATAGGGTCAATTATTCCTAAAGATAAAAGTTTATTTCTCTTCTTTACAATTTCAATATCTTCTTTAACTATACTTCTTAAAAGCTCAAACCAATCATCTTGCTCAAACTGCTTCCACCTAGTGCACCAAAAAAGAAGATTACTTGGAGGATCTGGTATCTGAGTTTTTTCAACTAGAGGAAGTATAGTAGCGCATGATATAGCTCTTTTGATGTAGTCTTTTGCTACAATTTCATTTCCATTTTTTTTCAAGGAGTTATTCCACAGCTGAGCTATATGTGGCTTCCAATCTATATCTGCTACATAAATTTTTAGATACTTATCAGCTAACTCAATAGACAGTACACTGTTGTCTACAAGATTTACATTATCTAAAATTGACATCTAATCCTCAATAAATTTACCAAAACCTACATAGTGGGCCATTTACGAACTTGACCCCGCCTGTAGACGGGGTCAAGTCGTGAATTCTGTACCCTGTGCTGAGATTATAGCACAAGTATTTAATTGATGCTAACCAATAACAGTCAGCATTGGTGGAAGAAATCAGCTTGAGCTCTTACCAAACGCCTGATCAGCTGGGTTGAGGAATCTCATTGCTACTGGAACAAGTGCGGCCCAAAGTGCATTAAGTGCCATCTTCCAATCGCTAGTTGCCGTATATGTAGCGAGTGCCGCACCAAGTACGCTGCGACCGTAAGACGCTAACATTTTTTTATTTGCTTCTGAAAGTTTTATCATTTTATTAAACTCCTTTAAAAGATAAGTTTTTTCTTATTAGCTTCTCTATAAGAAGATGAAAAGTTAAACCTAGCCACGCTCCTGTGAATATACTTCCTGATATTTTATTTTCTGTCATTCTCCAAAAAGATCTAGTTAATGTTTCTATCTTCTTGGACTTTATAGCATAAACATCGTATACTATAATAACTAATGCTAGACCACACCAACCGATAAGGCCTGAAGTTGCTTCAGACTTTTCCAGGGTCAGAGGTGCCCCGAACGCATCAGAGAGCTTTTGCAGACGGAACTCCGTACCACTCTTTAACTTTTTCGCGACCATAATCACTGGTCACATTAGCTTGTCCGTACCCATCTGTAAAGACCTTTGTGCTAACAACACCCTTAAACTCAGAAGGAATAAAGTAGCCGAATGAACTTGGTGCACCATCTGCCTCTGTCCTTTGGGCATGCCCGACATTGGTAAGAACCTTTGCAGAATCAACACCGTCAAAGATATAGTTATTGTAACTATACTCTGAGAAGTACTGGTTTGCTTGACCAAAGTCTCTCGGGAAAGCTGCTGCGCCAGTTAAGCCCTTAAACTCTAGAGGTCTAAATCTTGCACCATCATAGGTTGCTTTTCCGTCTGGGAAATCGCCTGAAAGCGGATGAACGTAAAGTGTTGAGCCATTGAAAATTTGTGACAAGAACCTGTTACCAGGGAACTGCCCTGTACCAGGATCAAAATGATTGTCAGGGAAACCATCTAATACATGCTCAGTGCTGTAAAGGGGGTAGTATGAATATGTACCAGAACCCTTAGAAACACCATTCATGTTCTTGTATGGGTTAACCATATTTCCTGTGGTTCTACCCTTTAAAACAGGTCTAGGACCAACATAAAATGTAGCCATATTTTTCTCCTTGTAGAAAATTGTTATCTATATAGTACAACAAAAAACCGTATTTCACACTAATGATTTACGATTAGACAGCCTCATAATCAACAACTAAGTCCGTCAAGACTGGTGGTGTATTATCATCTAACATATTTAATGTTACCTCAATCCAAACAGAACTAGAAGAACCTGGATTTGAAGTACTAAATGCAGATCCATTACTGTATAGAATTCTATACGAGAACGCATCATCAATTAAAGATAGCGGGACGTTATATATCTTAGGGGTAACATTTGTAATTGAATTAATTAAATCCCCATTCTTGGGAGTGTACTTAATCATTGTTCTACCAGAAGATACGAATTTATCAAATCTAACGTCCATATCTGAAAGACCATAAGTGTAGACATACTTTGGCGCTTCATATATATAATTTCTTTGTATAAACTTTATTCTTATAGCGGTTATGTCTTTCTCGCCAAAGTAGAAAATTAGCGGACCAGAATTTCTTATTGCGTCAGACCCGGAAATTTCCCATCCACCTGGAGCAACCTTACCTATGGCTTCAGAGCTACCATCGTAAAGACCATTTGAATTCAAAGGTAACCAACCATCAGACTGACTAAGCGTCGGATTTTGCTTTGTCGTGTACTCAATTAAAACTATATCAGTCCCAAAGAAAGGATAAGGATTTAACTTTATACAGTTTGACTTAGTGGCACCAGAAAACTGCACCGGTACCTGTACATACAGCATCATTTGTGCACCGGCTGCAGATGGAGTATCAGCTATGACATTTCTGTACCATAGCTTTTCTGATGAATCCAAGAATGAATTATAGATAGGTGTTGTTTCTACTAGAGCTGCACTAGAGTCTACGCCTGGAAAAGTGACATCAAGTTTTGCTTTAAAATAATCTGGAACCATTTGACCATTTCCAGATGTTCCAACTTTAATATGTGAATATGAACTACTTCTGATCTTTGGTAATGTTATGTAATTATATATTGGATCAAAGTGTAGTAGCTCAGAGCCAGAGACTGCAAAAGAAGTGTCAACAAAAGAAGAATAATCCAACTGACTGAACGAAGATAAAGACATTTTACTTTCATTGCTTTCTAGGTCAGATACCCTATCCTCTAGGTCTGATATAGCATTGCTTAAAAATATGTTATCTTTTATGACCCTTTCAAAAGCTGATGCCAACTTAACATCTGTAGACTTAGCCTTGTTATATAGGAAAACTAAGTCATTGTAATTTTCTTCTACCCTTAAATTATAGTCAGAACTATTAACTGGACCATTATATTTATAGTCTCTTTTTCTTGTGTTAATTATATCAGCCATTTACTTTACCTTTTCGAGTGTAGAGATTCTAGAAACTAATCTAGATATTCTTCCCTGATTCCTTAATATAGTACTCAAATATAAGTCATCTTGATCATTTGGATCACTGTAGTCTTTGGTGTCTGAGTCAATATAAACAGTCAAATCCTGAACTCTATTACTTACACCATCACCTCTTAGTATTTCTCTAAGATTATCTATAGAAAGATCATTATAAATAGAAGTTGTTCCAGTCAACTGCTCAACTTTAGATTCTATATTAGAAGATACCTGCTCAAGGTTTGACTGTATCCTATTAATATCCATAAGTATCTGCATTGATTCCCTATTATGTTGCTCACTACTCCTAGGACCCCTATATATGGCCCTAGTCTTATCTAACAGTGGAGTTATCAGCTTATTAATTTTGTTGTTTCCCGTATAACTTATAGCCATTTTAAATCCTATGAATCAGTATGCTTAAACTTTACCCTAACCGCATTTACGGTTGGTGTAACCAAAGGATTTGAACCCCTAAAAAGATCAACCCTATACCTAACTGCAGTAATAATGTCACTTACATCTTCGTAGTATTTTATCAAAGAATTAGATTGTATTCGTTTTGTTGACAGTATCTGATTTTCTCCATAAACATTCTGTATAGTAAACGCATTAAGGGAATCAAACGATCTTCTTCTAAACTCAATTGGATCTAGGTAGGTAAAGTAATCCAAATATATTGTCCCATACTCTGACAAGCTTACTCCGGACATTATACTAACCGTTTGAGTAAAGTTTGTAAAATTATCATATCCTATTTGAATATTATTTACACCCTTAACAAAATTCCACTCTATAGAACTAGACAAATTTCCTTTAGGAATATCAGAAATTAAATTACCGTTTAAATAAATAGACAAGTTAAAATCTAAAGACGACTTAGATATAGTTTGAACTGTTGCAACATCTTGATCACAAAGAATTTTACAAGACATAAACCCAGATCCACTAGGTCTTATTGAATCAATAACCACAGCCTGATTCTTTACTAGGTCAGGCGTTACAATCCCATCTGATATTTGATTTAACCAATAGCTAACAGATTTATATAAATCAGATGGACTACTTGAATATTCAAAATAAGAACGCAGACCATTTATTCCACTTAGTATAAATGGATTAACAACATTAAGTCCAGATGGAACATTTTTAAATCTATAAGCTGACTTTTCTGTAGCGTACGGGACCGGTATTGGATTTCTTAAATTAAGATTTGTGGAATCATTGTCCACAACAACATCAATAAACGGAGATGTATTTGAATTAAAATAGACTGTCTTTAAATTTGAAGACAGGAAAGAAATTTCCTTAGAAAAGCTTCCAGTATTTATTGATCCTGGATCTAATGAATACCAATTAAAGTCAGACACAGACTGTGCACCATCTACATCTGGAGCTACATAATACCTAATTAAACTATCATCTGGCACATTTTGATCAACATCTAAAGATACTGTGCTTATCTCTAAATTTGAATTATCTATGACCGGCAAAGATATTGATTTAGAAACTAATACACCTTTTTTATCATGGTAATCTGAACCTATCAGTATTTCACTAATTCCAAATCTATACTTATACGGGAGAGAAGACCCATTAACTATCTCGTCATGCTCATACTTATACAAAGTTAACACAGCTCTATTGTACTTTTGATTTGGAACAATGAAAGAAAATCTATCATAATCTCCTTTTGAATTTTTAATGATTTCAACACTTTGTTCACTAGCATTAGAAGGAGTTAATGCTAGTGCAGCACTGCAGGGAGAAACAGAAATTAACCTTAGATTAATTTTAGATATAGAAAAAGATGAACTAATAGGTATATCTAAAACTACTGAAGCTACGGCAGGTGATTGTGATTCTACGGTTGTGGACCAAAAGGTATCTGTTAATCCATCAAATACTACATCAAAATCTGACACATCAGAAGAACTAGAAATAACTTCACCATTTATAATCTTACTCATGCTAACGTTAGATGATGTTACCTGATCTGCTGCGATAGCATTAGAGAGATCTGAGGTTATAACAGGTACCGAAGTCAAACCATTAACAGTATCTACGTACGCAGTAGATAAATCTAGATCAACATAATCTGTTGTTGAAAATGTATCTAAGAATGAATAAAAGTAGCCATCCGAATTTTCATTAGAAAAAATAAGTTGATCTACAATAGATTCTAAATCCTTTCTTTTTGCCCTAAGGTTGTCCAACTTGTTATTTAAGGCTGTAATGACAGACAATATCTGATTATTATTTTCCCAAACTAAATCATACAGAACCTCTAAATTTAGAAGCGTGTTAGCCATTAGCTGGTTAACAACATCGACATCAATAACGTCTTCCTGATCTAACTCGGAAAAATTAATTCTAACTGGAGAACCTAAAGAATTTTGAGCAAAGTAAGCAGAGAAGAGTCTTCTAACATCCTGATCATTTGGCTGAACACCTTTTGCATATAAAGCTTTATATACATTATTTAAAAATTTTCTTTTCTGAATACTAGGTATATCTATCATCTTTTCACCTTTGCTATCAGTTCATAAGATCTTACTTCAGGAGTAAAGTTTGAACCCCTAGATCTCACTGCCTGAATCATTACCATAACACTATCTATTCTTTCTGGTATATCTGGATAGTTTAAATATAGTACACCAGGTAATTCAAAGTCCTTCGGAACATTATTGTTAAACGAAACTATCTCAGGGATACCTTCGTTATCTAGCTGTATCGGACTTATTCTTATCCAAGAATCTCCACCGTTTACAGATATATAGTAATATAAATTTACGTTAGGTGAGAAAGAATTACTCACATTACTGTCCACAGATAGCATGATTGAATCTACTGGAAAGTTAAAAATATATGGAGTAGAAACTACTTCAAATTGAGAACTATAAGTCTCATGATAAACAGAAATATCTCTTAAGCCTATTGCAAATCTCTTTGCATAATAAAGCTCTTTTTGTAGCTTTAATGGAACACTGTAATAAGTGTCTACATCATTAAAAGTTCTTTCAAAAAATCTCACCTCTATATCATCCAAGTCTAAAATGAACTCTGCACCAAAGCCACCGAGGGAACTTGCACTTAAGATGTACCTACCTTCTGAATCTTGCTGATTATTGCCATCTTGAGCCCAGTCTTTTAATGATTGGACATCGGCATCCCCGTCCTCCTGATTATCAAAGTACCTAACAGGTACACCCTCAAAACTCGGTCCCAACTTTAACTCACTTGATATGGAAGGATTACCTTCAACCCATCTAGTGAAGTAATAATCTCTTGTGACGCCATCTCTTTCCATCGGCAAAACAATTACATACTTTGAATAGGTAACTGGCTTTCTTCTTAACGTTACAGGAACGTTCTTTCTTGCATCTGCTTGAACCTTGTATCTATTTGGAACAGAATACTGGGGCAGGATTGACTTATAATCAAATCTTATTTCTTCATAAACTTCAGAACTTAATGCTTCTGGATTAAATCTAGATAAACCATAAAACGGGCTATTGTCTTCGTTGCTATCATCTAGGTAGTCTGGAGCCCAGTAAATATGCTGTATATCAATATCTTTTGGATTTGTTTGACTAAACCTTATCTTTATTTTTGAAACATTTCTTTCATCAAACCTGACCACAGCATTGTTGTAGAAATATGAACTAGAGAAGTCTAAATTAATTGGAGCTATAGACGAACCAATAAATATAGGATTAGTTAGAACTTCTTCCGACGATCCATCTTGACTATAAACGAGGACAGATGAAACCTTAACAAAGTCCATAGATGCAAAAAATGGACTTATGTTAATCGCATTAGCTATTGGAGAATTTCTTGACTCCAACACAACATCTACCTCAAATGGTTGTGACACATCATGGTTTGACCAATTTAAAAGAGTTCCCTCATCTACTCCGGGAACTGATCCCTTCTCCGCTATGTAGCAAAACTCTTTTTCATTCCTTAGTGAGAAATTGTCTGAAATTGTTTCCCCATTTTGATCTCTAACAACGTCTTTATCAACATATATAACTTCACATTCAAAAGAAGTTAGAGGGTTTGAATCTATGATATTATTTGGGTCATTTAAGTTTGGGCTGTCTTCAAAAACATACTTATAAGTAGTATCTACATCTTGAGAGCTACCAATTCTTACCTGGTGATTGTTGCCCCTCTTGCCGTTGTAAAGCGGATCGACTACACTGATAGTACTTATTAGCCAATCTTTAGATCTTTCCACTGAAAATGAAGCTGACCCATTTTGTATCAATGGAGTCATACCCTTTTTTATCAGAGATATATCTACCTTATCTGCGTTCTCAAAAGAATCACCAAAATACACTAAATCATCAGAAGGACTCTTGTTGTACATCTTTAGTATCTTTGACTTAGAAGATATTCTGTCTAGATATTTTTTTTCTTTATCAATATTAGTTTTCATCATGTTGAAAACATTCACGGTTTTAGCTGACAAATAGTCAACATCAACAGTGATAGCGTTTATATCTTGAGATAATGACTGAGTAAATCTATTTAATTTATCAGAAAATGGTGGCTCACCTTTTATAAAGGGATCCAGATAAGTCAAAGGCCTAGAAACTTTCTCGTATAGCTGACTCATTATTTCAGTATACTCCTGCAGCCTCTCTGCATCGTCTCTAAAAAGACCATTTAAATCTTTTTGATAAAACTCAGAAAGCTTCATAAATATTTGGCTCAGAACCAATGTGTTTGATGATGCTTGTGCCATTTTAAATCTCTATTCTTGATAAAAAGTTTAGCTTATCGTAATAAGGGTCGTAATTAATTGTTTTAATTTTAGCTATTAAAGTATCAATTTTATCAGATATGTTAATTTCTGATACGTTTTTTCTAACTATAACTCTTATACGCACAGAATTAGGTATGTAACTATACTCTACAAAAAATGTTGAATCTATAGATCTATCAAAAACTAAATTATTTCCATTTACATAAAACAACGGAGTTGAAGACTGATAAAACTGAACCGACTTAGAAGAGTTAGTATAATTTGTTAAGTTGATTGCGTAAGTCCCATCATTCAGTCTAACCCTAACAGGAGAATATCCAGAACCAGAACCTAAAAATATAGTACCAATTTCAGAATTGTATGTACAACTTCTCTTGTATGTTTCATTTACAAAAGGAATGTAATCTAGCTTAATAGAATTTGTCTGACCAGTTCTCAAAAATCTTTGCCCGGAACCAAAACTACTAGAATATATTTTTACGGAATCTTTATGTATATTTGTTTTAATAAAATCAAGTTCATACGGATTATAACTTGATAGATTAACTGAATAGCCAACAGTAAATATTGAAGACTGACTATATAAAGAATTATCTAATAATCTTATTGTACTATTGATTTCATCAAAAGAAAAAGAACTAGGGTCACACAAAACCCCATCCTTGTATAATAGTACACTTGTTCCAATTGCCCTAAAACGTGTCTTGTACTTGTATTCTGACAAATCAAAAACTACAAACTCAGAATCTACACTTCTATAGTTTAGGGGTAAAATAGGAATCCAATCATCTTCACTAGTTGGATTGTCTACATTGCTGATAGATACCTCATAAGAAGATAAACCTGGAATATCTAACCCCTGAATATCCGACAACAGATGACCAGTAACAGAATCTAACTTTACCTTCATAGCCAGTGGCTGACCATCTGTTTGTATTTTCTTAGTAACAAAACATGCCTTACTTGGAGACGTTGACTCATGTACTGTGTTCAAAAACTCTATAGATTTTATAGAAAATACGTATTCGTAAAAATCAGATCTTTCCTCTGCAAAAGTTGCATCAAGAGCATCTCTCTTGGAGTTAATTAATACTGGAGGGTTGAAATTCTGCCTTCTGTAGTCGTTAATCATTGATTGAGACAACCTAACAGCCCCCGATATCCCCGACAAAGAAAAAGACTTACGAGAAGATTCCGAGCTACCTACATGTGTAGATGGAGAAACAAATGAACCAGTTCTATCCATTGCATATGAGACTGCATTGATCATCCTTTCAAAATTCCTACTGAGCTCAACAGCAGGGACTTCTGATATGTCATAGTTGTCAACCATCATTATTTCATTTCTGATAACATTTGCCAGCGGATCAATTTTAGCTGGAAATGAATTAGAGTAATAATCTTTATTTTGATTTTTATTCTTTATAAATCCAGATATTGTATTCCTCTTATTGAAATAGAATAGAACCATATCTTGATTTTTACTAAATTCTTTTCTCCTATTAACAGATCTTAGATTAATAAATCTTTGAATGCTCTTTGAATTTATTTCAGAGCTTATAGGAACCATCTTATTTCTAACATAAGATTTTTGAGAGAATATAAAAATTAACTTTGACACTTGCATTTGGTCAAAGGACACCTCATGAGTACCCTTTAATAAAAGTGGTGAACTTAGAAGCAGCTTATAATCAGCCTGATTAACAGTTGACTCTTGGTTGTTGAGATCTGCGTTAAATGCTACCACCTGAAGTAGTGTCAGCCCATTTGATATATTTGGATTCAATCTAATTGTATCCATTTGAACAGGAGAAGTGAACTGAATCTCTGATACAACCTCTGCCCCCTTTTGACCTACATAGTCATAGTTTATATACTGAGAATAATTAGACAAAAAGGAAGTAAGTATAACTGGAGATTTAACAGTAACGTTCCAGGAATTCTGCACGTCTTGATTCAACACGTTTGAAAAGTCTGAATCTGAAGTTACATAAGAAGAAAAATTATTAGATAAAGATATAGAACTAACCCTATCCAAAACACTAAGATTTGTATAATTTTTTCCAACTTTAAAAAATCCAGTTACAGAATCGACAAATCCATTTCCACCAAGCGGAAAAGTTACACCATCTCTGTCAGGTATTCTAAAGCTAACTCCATCAGATCTATAGTCTCCTTCAAAGTTGTCAAATTTTTCTATATAACTTGAATTATAGAAGTCATCTTTACCAGATAAAAATTCATAATTATCTATGAAAGTTTTTAAATCATTTAGATCTTTTTCTAACTTATTTATTTCTGATGAAAAAACTTCTATCATAGAACCAATAGCTGTAGCTATTCCATTTGCTGTAGAAAACAATAATTTCATTCTAGATGAAGAATCCCTAAACATATCTGTAAGCAGTTCCCTAGTTAAAGTAGATCCAGGAGCAACTCTGGCTGCAGCAAAATCTACTGGGGACCTAAATGCAGATAACTGTGTAATTATCTGAGATACATCATACTTACTAACCTTCATTTGTCTAATCAAACTAGATACAGTTGAATTAGTTCCTGTAGATAACGTTCCAAAAGTTGTAGGAAGTAAACTTAACATAATTAACCCCAGGGATTCCCTTCCATATCTTGCAGGTCGTAGACGACTCCAGCAGTTAGGTTATTAGAGATGATTCTATAAATCTCATAATTTCTAGTAAAGTGATTTCTAACTTCTTGCGGTATTCTTATAACAACATATCCGCCATTTGGATAGGCGTGACCTGAAGGTGGCTGAACGTCCCAAGCTGAATCTAGACCAGCAATGTTTTCAAACTTTTCATTATTTAAATACCCATCAACAACCCCACCGCCTCTACTTCTTGTATCTTCTATTGCTGCGGGTGTGTTATTCGGATTTCTTAAAGTATATATTATTGCTATCTTTAGAGCAAAAGGATTATACAAATGAGAAGTTTTATCAAAAATTCTAGAATCATAAGTAAAGTTAACACTAGTAGTATACTCGTAATCTTCTACAAGCTCATAAGAAACCGTATCATTAGAATTTGAGGATTTCCAAACTTGTGCAGGTAATATGTATATATATAAAGGATCTATAAATGAAACATAATCACTACTTAAGACTGGATTGAGAGGAATCTGATTCCCATTGACCTGTCTGAAATATATTTGCTTATCCTTAGTCGTATAGTCTACTTTTATAAGTGAAGGATCTGAAGGAACGATTCTAGTCTTAAAATCTATTACACCCGTAAAGGAATTTACATCTCTAACATCCTGATACGGCACCTCTGTCCATTCAGAATCTACACTTTGTTTCGTGTAAATCTTTAACACTGGTTTCATGCCACCAACTATTGAACCCTCATTAGTAGTTGGATGATTCCAAACAAGAAGAGGAGTTCTCCTTAGTCTTATCCTTTTTTCATTAATTAAAACTGGATTCTCATTATAAACATCATAATGACCATAACCATATATATCTGACCAAGTTGTATCTATATCTTCAGAAATATCATAATTACAATAAAGCTGCTGACCAACATATTGATTCTTCCAATCAGAATAATTTGCAGAATCCGGTATAGTTATATTCTTTAAAAACTGACCAGAATAAATGGGAAGCTCCCAACAATCTCTTTTCGTTAACGACGAGTAAATATTTCCAACTCTAACACTAGAAGGTGTATTAACCTTAACTGAAAATATTGCATACACTGATCTTAAAGGAATATTTACTGGTATAAATGTTTGCGAAACCGTGGGCCCCAAATACTCATTTGAACCCATAGTGTTACCGTCAGCATCTATCGCACAAACACCTATGTATATATTATCTATTCCTCTATCTATAAAATCTAGATAAGTTATCTTTTTGCCTATAAATTCTTTTTGCGAATTATCATAAAACCCATAAATAAAACCATCTTCATTAACAAGATTATTGATAACAGCAAAGCTTCCATATCTCTTATCTGTTTCAATGTCATCTATAATACTTAGACCACTATTGATATCTTCTGACGACGGAAGACCTTCAGGGGTTCCATCATCTTTACAGAAAAGCATTACCCCATCTAGTACCGTAATAGTATCTCTCTGCGGAAGTACATCACCAGATACGGCGCTCTTTAATTTGTAAGAAGAAATTTGATTTACATATCTCTCCACTTGAGTTCCAGCAAAGAACGTAGCATTGGTTGACAAAACTACCGAGTAGCTATTGTTATCCCCAGATGACTGTGCGAGTAACACTGGAGGGGTTCCACCAACGTCTGAATCGTAATGCTCCTCTCCCATTACATCATAAACTTTTTCAATGCTGAAAGAAATACTATTTAATCTTGAAGCAGCTTGCTTTAGATTAACTGAATAAATATCGTCACCAGTCTGCCTAAACAAGTAGCCTTCAGAACCAGTATTTCTTATATCTGAAGATGGTATGTTTAAATTATTATAGTCTCTTTCTAGGGCATTTGTTGAATGATGGTAAAATCTAATTCTAGTTACCCTTATATCCAAGGCGGAAGAAAGGAAATTTAATGGATTATAGGATTTTGACCCATTTGAATCAATAGATATATTCGGGACTGTGTCAGATACTAAAGTTAGATCAACTAAAACTTTAGTCGGAATATTAGCCTCAGGCGATCCCGGGACAAAAGGTTGCGTAACACTCGTCTCAGAAATTGAGGTAGTAATGTCAGCTCTAATTTTTCTAATTCCGAATCCTTCTGCATATCCATATCTAGATGGCAAAGATCTACCGGCAACCTTAAACCATATGTATCTAGCATTTGAATGACTCTGACCCAGGTTTATCTCTATGGTACCATTTCTTGCATCCTTATACACTTCTTGAGAATTTTGATAGGCTTCTGCGCCTGCCCTAGATGAAGCGTATCCAATATGAGATACGGTAAAATTATTCCACTCTGAATCTGGTGTTATGATAATTTTATTTATCATATAACTTTCTAGAGTTTGCGTTGCTGGAGGAACCTCAAACACAAGGAAGTCAGCGGTTTCTGTCGGCCCCCTTGTGCCGGTAAATGAAAGCTTTCTATATCTAGCATCGTTTGCGGCTAATGAATATGCCTGAACCGTGCCCCTCGCTGCGTCCCAAAAATCTTGAACACCTGCACTGGAAACCATAGACTTAACCTGATCCCATCCGCCATTGGACTTAAGGGTACTCTTCATTATTCCCCAATATTTTGCCATATACCATTTGGTCTCTGAATCTACTTTTCCATCAATAAATCTTTCACCAGCTTCTCGTTGGAATTTTGTTATTCCACTAGCAGTAGCAGGACCATAATATCCATCTATACTATACGGATAATAATCTGTTCCATTATTCTTATATAAAGTGTAAGCTTTTAAAAATATTTGTATATAACTTGCATAACGATGCCTATAGCCTGAGGATATTGTTGCGTTGGTGCCACCATTGGCTATGTCTACATCTCCAGTATAAGGAAAAACGTTTTCAGCCCAACTGCTACTACTTGTTCTAAGTCTATCTTCGTCTACAGCGGACTCTAGATTTATAACTCTTATTGTAGAATTTCCTATAGAAACATTTGTTTCAGTTTGTTCTGGTGTATCTTCAACAGCTGCCTTATAGTAATTTCCTACTATTTCCAAAGTTGCCGAGGCAGAGAGTTCTGCAGAAAATTCTACAGGTTCATTAGAAGCTACAGAATGAGTATATGCTGAATCTAAATCAAATCTGTATTCCTTAAATTGCGATAAAGGATTAATTGTATTAAGTAAGTTTCTTTCGTTAGAACTACTTACGAGATCATTTCTTATAGTGTAGGGTCCAAATGTATCTGGAATAAATAATGAAGGAGAATAGGTCTGAGTGTAAGCCATGACCCCATTAGTTAATGGATCAACAATCTTCCAAAGATTATAAGAAGAAGGAATGTTTTCATCAACAATAGGATTTGAAACCCTATTACAATTCCT